GACGATTATCTCTCGCGCGGCTGGCGGCGCGACGACGGGGCCGACCTGCGTATCGAACGGTGTCTGATCGACGCCAACTGGGGCCAGTCCACCGATGTGGTCTATCAGTTCTGTCGTCAGAGCAGCCATGCGGCCCTGGTCATGCCCAGCCATGGCCGCTACGTGGGTGCCTCGAGTGCGCCCTTTAGCGAATACAAACGCAAACGCGGCGAGCGGGTGGGCCACCACTGGCGGATTCCTAACGTGCAGGGTCGTCGGCAGGTGCGCCACGTCCTGATCGATACCAACTACTGGAAGAGCTTTGTTCACGCGCGACTGGCGGTGGCGATGGGCGATCCGGGCTGTCTGTCCCTCTTTGGCCGCCAGGCCAGTGAGCATCAACTGCTGGCCGACCACCTTACCGCCGAATACCGCGTGCGAACCGAGGCACGAGGCCGCACTGTCGATGAATGGAAGCTCCGACCCGACGGCCGCGACAACCACTGGTTCGACTGCCTGGTCGGCTGCGCCGTCGCAGCCTCCATTCAGGGGGCGGCCCTGGCCAGCATCGAGTCGCGCACCGACCGCTCGCGTCAGCGACTCAAGCTGTCCGCATTGCAGAGGAGCCGCTAACGATGAGCCAGTCCATGATGACACACACACCGTCCACACAGCACGTGGGGCTGGTGTGTCGGCACTGCGGTTGCCAGCACTTCCTGACCGTCTACACCCGTCGGCGTAACGATGGCATTATCCGACGCAAACGGTGCCGCCACTGTGGCGCCGCCATCACCACGCGCGAGAAAATCATCTGACCCTACCATATCTGGTACAAAGTTGGAAAAACCCACCTTAAGGCGGCGAGTTTTCGGCCTGAGCGGGTAATCACACTATGACGGGCGCAGTGCCCGAGAGGTGATACCCATGACCGATACCCTCGACAACTCGATCCTGACCAACGCCCAGGGCCCGGCCAAGGCCAGCGGCGACGCCGGCAGTATGGAGCAGCATCCGCTCTCTGAGCAGATCGCCGCCGACAAGTACCTGGCGTCGAAGAAGGCCAGCCGCGCGAAGGGGCTGGGGCTCAAGCTGGCCAAGATCACGCCGGGAGGGACGCTGTAAGATGTGGCCGTTCCGCAAAGACAGGAAGGCTCGCCGGTCCCTCCCGGCTGTGGTCCGGGCGCGATACGACGCCGCGCAGACCACGGCCGAGAACGTCCGCCACTGGGCGATGGCCGATGCGCTCTCGGCCGATAGCGCCGCCGCGCCGGATGTCCGCAAGAAGCTTCGCGAGCGCAGCCGCTATGAGGTGGCCAACAACAGCTACGCCAAGGGCATCGTACTGACCCTGGCCAACGACTGTATCGGCACCGGTCCGCGTCTGCAATTGCTGAGCGATGATGCCGAGACGAACCGTCGCGTCGAAGCGGCGTTTGCCGCATGGTCACGCGCCGTCAACCTCGCTGAAAAGCTCCGCACCATGCGATTGGCCAAGGCGACCGATGGCGAGGCCTTCGCCGTTTTGACGGCCAACCCCAGAATCGACTCTCCGGTGATGCTCGACGTGCAGCTGGTCGAGGCTGACCGGGTGGCTACGCCGGTTATGTCGGTGCTGCCGACCGAGGACGACATCGACGGCATCAGCCTCGATAGCTGGGGTAACCCGCAGACGTATACGATCCTGCGTCAGCATCCCGGCGCTCTGGCCGCGTGGCCGACCCAGTACGATCGGATGGACGCCGACGCCGTGGTGCACTGGTTCCGTAGCGACCGGCCCGGCCAGCACCGGGGCATCCCGGAGATCACGCCGGCGCTACCCTTGTTTGCCCAACTGCGCCGCTACAGTCTGGCGGTGATTGCCGCCGCCGAGACCGCCGCCGACTTTGCGGCGGTGCTCTTTACCGACGCCCCGGCCAACGGGGAAGCGACAGCCCTCGAGCCGATGGACGTGGTTGAGCTGGAAAAACGCATGGCCACCGTACTGCCGGACGGCTGGCGACTGGGCCAGATCGACGCCCAACAGCCCGCGACCGGTTATGGCGAGTTTAAGAGGGAAATCCTCAACGAGATCGCCCGCTGTCTGAATCTGCCCTACAACATCGCCGCCTGCAATAGCTCGGGCTACAACTACGCCTCGGGCCGGCTCGACCACCAGACCTACTACAAATCGATTCGCGTCGAGCAGGCCCACCTGGCCGAGGCGGTGCTCGACCGTATCTTGACCGCCTGGCTCCACGAGGCCATGCTCACGTCGGAGCTGTCCATACTTCGGCAAAGCCGAAGTATCACCCACCAGTGGTTCTTCGACGGCACCGAACATGTCGATCCGGCCAAGGAGGCCAACGCCCAGGCGACCCGCCTGGCCAGTAATACCACCACGCTCGCCGCTGAGTATGCCCGTCAGGGCAAGGATTGGGAGGTGGAGCTGCGCCAGCGGGCCAAGGAACGGGCGTTGACGGATGAGTTGGGCCTGACCGCGGCGTCATCGCCGAGACAACCCACGGATGAAGACGAAGAGGAGGTCGAGACAAATGTCAAAGAGCAGCAAGCAGCCTGAGTACCTGACCTTCCGCTGTCCCCTGACGGTGGAAGCGGCCAGCGGCACCGATAAACAGAGGCCGCAATTTCGCATGGTGGCCTACACGGGTGGCACGATGCGGATCAGCGGTTTCCCGCACCCGGTGGTGGTCGATCTGGAAGGTCTGGCTGTCGAGCGTCAGGACATCCCCGTTCGCCTGGACCACCACCCACGTCAGGGCGTCGGCCACACCCAGCGCGTTCTGATCGAGGACGGCCAGGTCCTGGCCGAGGGCCTCATCAGTCGCGATACCTCGTGGGCCCGCGACGTGGCCCACAGCGCCGCCAACGGGTTCCCCTGGCAGGCCAGTATCGGCGCGGCCGTGGTGGAGGCCCAGTTTATTCCCAACGGCCAGAGCGTCACCGTCAATGGCAGGACCTTCGACGGGCCGCTTCACGTGGTCCGCAAGGCCATTCTCAAGGAAATTTCGTTCGTCGATAGCGGCGCAGATCCGGCCACGTCGGCCCGCATCGCCGCCCAGCACAAGGAGCAAACGTTCATGGACGATCAGCGCACCAACACGCAGGACAAGGCCCCGCACGATGCAGGTCAGACCGATGGCAAAACCACCGGAAGTGCCGACACCTACCCCCAGGGCAGCGCCCAGCCGAAAACGGACCCGACGCAGGAGCCGACCACGTCGACGCCGCAGGCTGCGCCTGTTGCGCCCATCAACCACGACAACCCGGCGGCGCTCCACGCCTCCGCCGCCGCCGATGACTTGCTAACGCAGACGCGCCAGCAACTGGCGGCCGAGACCCGCCGCGTGGAGGCGATCCGCAAGGTCTGCGCAGGTAAACACCCGGACATTGAGGCTAAGGCTATCGAGGAGGGCTGGGACCAGACGCAGACCGAATTGCACGTGCTCCGCGCCTCGCGGCCCCAGGTGCCGGCGGTCCATAGCCGGCCAGCCCAGAGCAGCCCGCAGGTCTTCGAGGCCGTGGCCCTCATGGCGTCGGGCCTGCCCAACAGCCGGATCGAAGCGAGCTACGCTGAGCCCATCCTCGAAGCCGCCGACAAGCTACGCGGCGTGGGTATCCAGGAATTCTGCGAACTGGCGTGCGGGGCGCAGCTGCCGCGCTTCCGCCGCGACGCCTCGGGCTGGCTCCAGGCGGCCTTTAGCACCACGTCGCTGCCGGGCATCCTGTCCAATATCGCGAACAAAATGCTACTGGAGGGCTACAACTACGTCGAGGACGCCTGGCGCAGAATCACCAAGATCGCCAGCGTCAACGACTTTAAGGAGCACAGCCGCTACCGCATGACCGGCGCCTTCAAATTCGAGCAGGTCGGTCCCGACGGTGAACTCAAGCACGGCCAGCTCGACGAGCAGAAGTTCGGCCAGAAGGCCGATACCCACGGCATCATGTTCGCCCTGACGCGGCAGATGATCATCAACGATGACATGGGCGCCTTCACCGACATCCCCCGCCAGATCGGCATGGGCGCCGCCGAGGCCATCGCCGATGCGGTCTGGGGCCTCTGGCTGGCCAACCCCGTGCAAACGGACGGTAAGGCGTTCTTCCACGCCGACCACGCCAATTACGCCGCCGGCGCCGACACCGCGCTGACCGTCGACGGCCTGACCGACGCCGAGGTGCGATTCGGTCTGCAGACCAAGCCCAACGGCAAGCCGTTGGGCATCCCGGCCAACATTATGCTGGTGCCGACGGCCCTGAAGGTCCCCGCCGAGATGCTCATGAAGAGCCTCCTGCTCAACGAGACCACCACCGCCAACAAGGCCAAGCCCTCGGCCAACCCGCACGTGGGCAAGTTCGAGGTCGTCTCCAGCGTCTACCTGGCCAACGCCTCCTTCACCGGGGCCTCGAGCAAGGCCTGGTACCTGCTGGCCGACCCCAACCGTCTGCCCGCCATCGAGATCGCGTTCCTCAACGGCGTGGACCGGCCCACCGTGGAGAAGACCGACGCCGACTTCAATACTCTGGGAATCCAGTTTCGAGGCTATATCGACTTCGGTGTTCGCGAACAGGATTACCGGGGCGCTTTGAAGATGAAGGGCGAAGCGTAAGACGCTGGCCTTCCCGTGGCGGCGGCGTGACGTGACCACATCGTAACACACACTTGCTTGAAAGGACTGCAGAATGACATTTGAGGCACGATTTCTACAAGAGGGCGGCGCCATCGACTATACCCCTCAAGCCGACGTGGCCGCCGGCGACGTGGTCGAGCTGGGCAACTTCTGCGCCGTGGCCAAATTGCCCATCGCCGCTGGCGACTTGGGCGCCCTGGCCACCCGGGGCGTCTACGACGTCGCCAAGAAGGACCAGGACACCTTCGCCCTCGGGGCGGCGGTCTACTGGGACAACGACGGTACGCCCAAAGGCGGCGCGGCCACCGGCTGTGCCACCAGTACGCCCACCGCTAACACGTTTATGGGCATCACCGTGGCGGCGGCCGGGGCCGACGATCTGACGGTGCGAATCCTGCTGCGCAGTCTCCAGGCCGCCAGCGCCGAGACACTCAGTCTGGCCGACTTGAGCGACGTGGGCGCCCTGGCCTATGACGCGGGGCGTCTGCTGGTGGCCGATGGCGACAGCTTCGAGGACGTCGTCGTCTCGGGCGATGCGACCATTGACGGCACGGGCGCAGTGACGCTCAATGACGCCCACGCCGAGCAGATGGTGATTATTCCGTTTGAAGATCTCGCTGCGGGCGGCGACATCGCTGACCGACTGGCGTTTGTGCATCCTCGGGCGGTGACGCTGACCTCCATCGGCGTCATGTTTGACGGCGCCCCCGCCGGTGTGGACGACGCCAACACGTCGGTCATCCTGCTGGAGGATGACGCCTCCAACGCCATCGTGACCAAGACGTACAATACGGCAACGCAGCCGCCCACCTCGGACTATGAGGACCTGGGCACACTGGATGCAACGCACAAGGTGCTCACCGCCGGCGAGCATGTGTTGTTCTCGATCACCAACGGGGCAACAGCCGATCTGGCGTCGGGCTCGCTGGTGATTCGCTACGTGCCGACCAACGCGTAACCAGAGCATCCTCTTTTCGTGTGGGGTAGGCGTCGATGGCTGACTTGTTAAAGACTGGCTCCGACTGGCTCGGCCAGATGCAGCAGAAACATGCTGCACAACCGGTCACGTGCACCCGCCAGGGCAGCGCGCAGCAGGTCGCCCTCGACGCCACCCTCGGCAGAACCGACTACGAGGTAAACGACGACTATGGCCCGGCGGTCCGGGCCGAAGCGGTGGACTTTGTGGTGCCAACGGCCGATCTGCCCTGGATACCGCAGGAGGGCGATCAGTTTCGCCTGACCTACGACGATGGGACCGTCGGCGTCTACGAGGTGATGAGTATTCCCGGTGAAGGGCACTACCGCTACAGCGATCCGTACCATCAGCGACTGCGGATTCATACCAAGAAGGTGGCGACCGAATGACGTGTGCAACCAGCGAGCAATATGAACAGTACTGCAAGGGTGAATTTGCCGAAATCCATCGCAAGTTGGATGTGATGGACGAGGCGATTCGCGGCAACGGCCGCGTCGGTCTCAACGGCCGCCTCGACCGGTTGGAACAGGCCGAGTCGCGGCGCAACCGGCTGCTCTGGCTGGCCGTTGGCTCTCTGGTAATGGCGGTCGGGACCGTTCTGGTGCATCTGGCCGTTCTGGCCTGGGAGGTCTTGCAGCATGCCTACGACGGTTGACGTTGCCGACGCGGTGGTGTTCGAGCTGAATCAGTCGGGCTTGGTGCCCGCCTTCACCGCTGAGCGTAAGCTATTGCCCAAGCACACCAATGAAGCGTTGGGCACATTGAAGGTGACGGTGGTGCCTCGTGCGGTCGAGATGAGCCGGTTGAATCGCAGTCAGGTGGGCGTCGAGGTCGAAATCGACGTGGGCGTCCAGCAGCGCCTCTCCGATATCGATGCCGAGGGGCCGGAGTTGATTGAGTTGGTGGAGAACATCATCGATTACATGGCCACACGGGCATTGTCGCAGACGGCGGGCGTGCAGTGGGTGCGCAGCCGCAACGATCCGGTCTATGCCCTGGACCACCTGGTCGAGAACCGCTTGTTTACCAGCGTGATCACCCTGACCTACAGGCTGGCGAGGTAGTCTGATGAGCGGCATGAAACTCAACCAGATGAAGGGCATGTTCTTTGATCAGCCGAAGGTCATGACGGCTGTGGATCGGACCACGCGGCGGGTGCTCTCGCGCTTTGGGGCCTTTGTGCGGACGGAAGCGCGGCATAGCATCCGCAAACGCAAAAGAACGTCGAAACCGGGTGAGCCGCCCAGCTCGCACACGGGTTTGTTGCGGCGGTTCATCTTCTTCGGTTACGAACGATTGACTCGCTCGGTGGTGATTGGGCCAGTCAAACTGAACAGTAAGGATACTGGAGCCCCACAAGTGCTGGAACACGGTGGCACAACACAAGTAGAACTGGGCCCGCGCAAAGCAACGCAGCGGGTTAAGGTGAGAGCAAGACCCTACATGGGGCCGGCCTTTAGCAAAGTGGAACCCCGCCTGCCCGAGATGTGGCGCGACAGCATCACGTAACCATGGCAACAGGAGATAAGCGATGGATTTTCAACTGGGCATGAACGCCAAGGCGTACTACGGCACGGCCGATACCCCCCTGGTCAATCTGGTCGAATTGACCAATGTCAAGGACGTCAACCTCTCGCTCGATGCGGGCGAAGCGGATGTGACGACGCGGGCGAATTCCGGCTGGCGGGCCACGGCGGCGACACTGAAAGAGGCGTCTGCCGAGTTCGAGATGGTCTGGAAGCCGTCGGACACCGCCCTGGCCGCCATTCGCGACGCCTACCTCAACGGCACCGAACTGGCCATGTGCTTCCTGACGGACGACAAGGCCACGACCGGTGCGGAAGGCCCACGTGGCAACTGGACCATCACCAACTTCAGCCGCAGCGAGCCGCTCGAGGAGGGCATCGTGATCAGCGTGACGGCCAAGCTCTCCAAGTTCGAAGAGTGGGTCGAGGTGTAAACCGCCGTCTGGATTGGGCGTTGATGGATTGCCAAAAAACAGACAACTACGGACGATAACCTTAGGAGATTGCTATGAGTGTCGCTCTGACCTACACGGCGAATCTGACCGCCGTCGAGACTTTGGAAGACAACGTGCCGGCGGCCGCCGCGACGAAAAGGCGTGTGACGCACGACCAGTTCAACACAACGTCGGAGCTCAATGCCGCCAGCACGCCGCCGGTGACGAAGGTGGCGGCTCTGCAAGCGGCGCTGACTGCCGGGGCGGCGACGGTGGACTTGGAGAACCTGACCGGCACCAATGGCGCGGCGGTGGTGGGCACGGGCCTGCGGGTCCAGGCCATGAAGGTGCGGAATCCGTCTGCCAACGCCAACGCGATCACCATCGCCGAAGGCGCCGCCAATGGTTACGACGGCTTCGGGTCTGGCTTTAGCGTCACGCTGGAACCGGGTGCGGAGGCGACGTTCTTCACCAACGATGGCGGGGCGGATATCAGCCCCACCAACAGCGATCTGGACCTGTCCGGCACGTCGACGCAGGCGTTGGACATGGAGATCGTGCTCGGATAACCGGCACAGGAAGGAGCCCTCTGTGAGAGAATTTAAGGACAACCAGGACCGCGCGTGGAAGCTGCAAATCACCATCGGCAGCGCCAAGCGGGTCCGCGACCTGCTGGGGGTGGATATCCTTGCGCCCGAGCAGGGCGAGCCGCCGTTGTTGGTGCGCTTGGGTACGGACGAGATATTGCTCTGCGACGTGCTCTACTGCCTCATTAAACCGCAAGCGGACGAGAAGGGCATCTCCGATGAGGCCTTCGGCGAGTCGCTGGGCGGCGAGGCGATTACCCATGCCGTCGAGGCCTTGTATGGGGAGCTGGTTGATTTTTTCCGCCAGCGCGGCCGGACCGATCGGGCCGCCGCGATTCAGAAACAGGGCAGTCTGGTCCAACTGGCGACGGAGCGGATTACGACGGAGATCAGCGACATGGACATCGAGGCGACACTCGACCAGGCCCTTGGCAAAGCGTCTACTGGCTCGCCGGCATCGTCGGCGTCGCCCCTGACGGCCTGACGCTGCGTGAGTTGGACTGGATGGCCGAAGGGCGACTCCAAGCGGCGTGGGCGCAAATGTCGTCGCTCATGGCGATACTGGCCACCATCCATCGGGACGTAAAGAAACACCGCAAACCCTACAAGCCCGACGAGTTCAATCCGTACCGTCAGAAGAAGAAATGCCAGGGGCCAGCCAGCAAAGAGGACCTGGCATTCATGAAAGAGATGTTCGAAGGATTTACGCCAAGAGTGAGGTAGCACAATGTTGAAAAGATTATGGTGTATCGTGTTGTTTTGGCTCATGATGCTGTGCCCATCCTGTCTGATGACGCCCGCGTCGGCTACCGAGTATGTTGTCACTGCCAGCGAGACATCGTCGCTGCTGGGCAGGCTCGCGCCGGGTGATGTGGTGACGATCAGCGGCTATCATCAGGGGACGTGGCGTATCCCCTCCGGCGTGGCCGGCACGCGGGAAGAGCCCATCACGCTCAAGTGTGTCGACGCGATTCTGGATGCGTCGACGCAAAGCGGTTCGGCGTTCGTACTCAGTGGCAATGGCCAGCCGTTGCATCTGCGGTTGGAGGGGCGACTCTCCATCGTGGGTGGGCGTAATAATCTCTATGTCAGTCGCAGTGACATTGAGCTGGCTGAGTCGGCAGAGCTCTACCTGATGCAGGCCCGCGAAGACGGTCTGAAGGTCACCTTCGATGTCAAAAATAACCCGGTGGCATGGACGTGCCGGAATCTGAACTTTTATGGCTCCGTCATCGTCAGCGGGGCCGGTCAAGACGGCGTCGATATGGGCGGTGATGGTTATGTCTTTGACGATTTGCATATCAAAAACCCTCTGGATGAGGCCGACGGAGCCAAGAACGCCTGTGCCTTTCGTGATAAAGGGTCGCATAAGACAGCGGGCCGGCTCCATCTGACAGTGAGCCGGGGCCTGTATCCCTACTCGGTGCTGTCGTTGGGGGGCCGGTGCGATAACAGTCTGGCCGAGCGTTGGGAATGTGCCAACGTTCTGGTCGAGGTGCGGTTCGAGAACGTCACCACCATGCAGCTGATTGCATTGCAGGCGGCCATGAACTGTACGGTCGAGGCTGAGGCCATCGATTGCACGTACCAATATGGCTGGCGGGTGATTCAGGAGAAGGTAACTGGGGGCACGCAGCTGTGTTCGATCGGTTGTCTGGTCAATGGCGTGTCCTGCGACGTGGCATTGAACGGCGATCTGCCTCCTCCTGACGTAGACGTCGAATCCGATATTGCCGAGCTGCAGCGGCAATTATTGGAACTCTCTGAGCAACTGCAGCAGATGGCAGCAATCGTCAACGGACTGGTGGGCCATACGCACGAGATTATCGTCGGCCCACCCGTCACAGAAACCGCAACGGCGGGAAGGAGCGAGCCATGAATCTGGAAACCCTGGGGCTGCTGGTGACAGCCATTTTGACGGTGACTGCCGTTGCCGGCTACGCACTCAAGACCCGCAAGTTGCTGGTGGAGATCAAGGAACTGTTCGTCGCCATCATCGACGCCAGCACCGATGAGACGATCACTGCCGATGAGATTCGTCGCATCGTCAAGGAGGCCAGCGATATCCCGGCTGCCGTCAAAGACATCTTTTACCGGAGCGCCAAGATCGAGGGGGAGAAGGGTAGTGTGGCCCATGCTAACCAAGGAACGTGATGCAAGACATGCCCGGTGGTCATTCTGTCTTCTGATCGTCGTCTACGCCCTGGTGCTGGTGGGCCTGCTGCTGGGCCAGTCGGGCTGTGGGACGCATCAGTTGACACCGCGTCAATCCTGGGCGGTCGCGTCGGCGAGCTATCAGCAGACGGTCAAGTCCGTCCTGCTCCTGCATGACGCCGGTCATCTCTCCGACGAGGAACTGGTGGACGCCTCAGTCTACATCGAACTGGCCCACAAAGCCTTGAACGAGTGGCAGACGTCGCTCTTGAGTGGCACACCGCCTGCCGAGGCCATCGGACGCTTTACGGAGAACTTGGACAAGTTGATAGCCTGTGAACAGAACGGAAAGGAGCGGCAAGCAAATGGACCCACAGACAGCGATGGTGATAGCGTCTCTGGCACTCAAGGGGGTGGAGTTGTTTATGCAGCTGGCCGATACCGTGGCCGAGGATTTGACCGACGAGCAGGTCCAGACCATCGCTAAGCAAACGGACGAGGTGACCAACAAACTGCTGAAACGCGTGGAAGAGATCAAGCAGCGACAGTCGGCCAAGGAGTAACGCAGTGGCAGGTACCAAGGGCATTCGAGCAGGCAAGGCCTTCGTTGAGCTGTACGCGGACAACTCGAGGTTAGTCCGAGGTTTGAGGCTGGCGTCGAGGCAGATAAAAGCCTTCGGGGCCAATGTTCGCACCATGGGCCTCAAGATGGCGGGCCTGGGCACGATGGCGATCGCGCCTATGGCCCTGGCGGCCAAGGCGTTCAGCTCAATGGGTGATGGCGTTGCTAAGATGAGTAAACGAACAGGCGTAGGGGTCGAGGCTCTAAGTGAGTTGCGTTTCGTCGCGTCGCAGACTGGCACGGAATTCGCCACACTGGAGAATGCTTTTCGCAAAATGCAGCGGAGCGTCTACGACGCGGGGCGGGGTTTGTCGACGCAAACAGAAGCATTAGCGGATTTGGGGTTGGAATTCAAACACCTGGACGGACTGTTGCCCATCGACCAATTCAAGTTGTTGGCTGATCGAATAAGCCAAGTCGAAGATCCAACCAAAAAGGCTGCGATAGCCATGAGCCTTATGGGTCGGACCGGCACCAACCTGCTGCCGATGTTCGCTCAAGGTGCTGCCGGTATTGAGAAGCTCCAAGAGGAAGCTCGGCGACTGGGGCTGACCATGTCGGCAGAAGATGCCAAGGCGGCTGAGGATTTTACCGACGCCATGGATAAGCTCGGCAAGGTCGTGAAGATGGGTGTCTTTCGTGTGGGGGCGGCCCTGGCCAAAAAACTCGAATCCCTGGCCGACAAGATCGCTACCGTCGGTACTCGAATCAGTGAGTGGGTTGGCAAGAACCGTGAGCTTGTCGTCGTGGTGGCAAAAGTCGCGGCCGCCGTCTTTGTGGGTGGTATCGCCATCGCGGCGTTGGGCACGATCATTGGCGGGTTGGGCACGGCCCTGGGTCTGGTGGTGACGGTCTTAAAGACCATCCCCATCGTGCTGGCGGCTATCCTGTCACCGCTAGGCTTGGTTGCGGCGGGTGTAGCGACGATGGGGGGGGCCTTGGCGACCCACACCGACAAGGGTAAGAAGGCCCTCGGCCGTCTGGGTGAGAAGTTCATTTCGCTCAAGGACGACGCCGAAAAGTCCTGGCGGGGTATCGGCGAGGCTTTGGCTCGGGGCGACATTGCCGGGGCGGCCAAGATTATGTGGCTGACGCTCAAAATGGCGTGGGCACGGGGCATCAAGTATCTTTCCGACCAATGGTTCGGCTTCAAGGCAAAGATGACCCGCGTCCTGCAGGACACGGGCTTCGCTCTGGCGACGACGTGGACGAATCTCATCCATA